GAATCATTTGTCACACTGTGTAAATGTCTTGTCTGTAATCTATATATGTCGCCTGGGCGATATGGTATTTCACCATTAGGATGTACCTCAAACTTACACCCTTCTGGAAAGTTTATACACAAATTATAGAGATATTTTGGTTTAAGAACATGATGAATATGGGGGTTTATTGTCGCGCCAGGACCAAGCCTACTGACAGCACAATCTTTGTATTGGTGTGTGTTCTTCTGTAAAAAATCATATAGAGTAGGAAAATGTTCTTGTGTGGGAATTGCAAGCCACCTATCCCAAGGCTTATCTGGAGAGTTATATCTTGTATTATCTATACGAACCATACGATCTCTATGTTCACGAATAAGATCATATGTAGTTTCTTCTTGTCCTTCCATACGCACCCATCCTGAGAAGTTTCTACACTCTTCTAACATCTGTAGATGGTTAGATATAGAATCGTGAAAAATAGCACCAGACTCATTACTACTCGTACCTATTTCATATATCTTCTTCAAATCTTCAGAATTTATGTAAGAAACCATTATCTCTCCTTTTTAGCAAGTTCAGTTGAAATCCAGTTCTGAGCTCTAGTATTAGTTACTTTCTTTTTCAACAAACCACCTACACGTTTCCAGACTTCTTTGAAAATGTCCTCACCGGCATCATTATTATCAACAATAATCATACCCGTTCTAAAAGAGTTACTGAATAGTCCTATATTAGATTGTACATCTTTCCATGATTTTGTCACGATTGATGGTGGTACTGATCGGGAACGTACTGCATTGCGTTGAAGTGCAGTATCAAGAGAAGTGTTGACAAATATCATATACGTATCATAACCTAATTCTTCTAGTTGTCTCTTTTGATATAATATCTTTTCTGATTCTCTACCCGTACCATCAATGATAATTCCAAGTCTACCCTCAATATAATTAGCTTGTCTTGATGCTGTTACTCGTTTTGCTATATCACGAATCTTATCTCTAGGTTCTTCTTCACTCTTGGGCATCTTCAATGATAATCCAGCATCTTTAAGATACTTCTCAAAGACATCATCTGAATTAACTACCTTGAGTCCAGAACCCCCAGTGGTACGCCGAACAACGAAAGACTTACCGCTGCCCGGCCCACCAGCTAGGAATATTGCTTTAAAAATATTAGGGTCATATACCCCCTCATCCAAATGAGTTCGCATATCTTGGAATTTTTTCATATTTATGTTGTCCTATTAATCTTTTTTTATATCCTGACATCTGTACAATATATTTATCATCTTCGGAAAGTGGTTCTAGAGGTTCATGACTACGTGCTTGTTTTTGGAAGTGCATCTTGTTGATTCGTTGTTTGGTTCTAGCCATTTTTAATTCCTTTATGCTGTGTTTGTTGGATATTATTTTAGAATTAATTTGGACTTCTCCTTTCTATACGTTAAAAGTTAGTGGTATTTTTTTATTACTTTTTCCATATACCTTTGGTACAGGGTTTTTATCTGTAAATGGTATTTGTTCTTCAACACAATCTGCAACACAGGTCATATCTATAGTATGTTTGTTTCCAGAATTGTTTATTTCAAATTTGTGCATTATATTACGAACAAGGAATGCTCCTCTATAAAACCTATCTATTAGATTATCTTTAGTTTGTTTACTCTGTGCAGTAGAAGGTAGAGTCAGATTTACCATATCTCCTACCCTTAGAGCAGTATGACCATCTACTATAATAGAAGCAGATATTGCGTCATAATTATTCAACATAGAAGTTCTAGTAGTAATCCACGAATCTGGGTTATATCCAGTATATTCGTGGATGCCTTCATGATTAGTATAATGAGCATCTTTTCTAGCATCTATATCACTAAAGGATACTGGTAATAAAAAGGTCTTTACTGGAAGATCAGCAGCAGTAGATTTATTATCATCTACAGCTACAGTGCTGAATATAGGAGATTGTTTGCCCCTACCAGCAAAATAATTGATATGTTTTTCTTTATCAAAACTTTTAAAATAGTTATAACCAGATTCCCTGTATGTCTTATTATAAATATCATGAGTAATAACCTTAGAACCATAAGCCCCATTTTTACTATCCAATAAAGAATCATTAGCAGTATTTGTTGTTAATCCTCTTATTTTATTTAATTCAATAAGTACAGCAGTATATCCTTTTTTTCTTTCGGTATACCCACTTTCACTATCTGACGTATAATTCATAACAGAATCTTCTTTATATAAACTCTCTAATGTCCTAAAATGATACCCCTCTAAGGTTTCAAAAAACATATATGTTGGAGAACCATATACTTCTGATACGGATTGTTTAAGTATATTTTTAATTAATTTTAAAGGAGAGATGTCTGTAGCTACAATTTTATTTATGCCCACTGTTTGGTCTACGTAAAAATCTTTAGTAGATTTTAAATCAGACCTCAAGATATTTTCTACTATATTAGAAAATGTACCTGTTAAGGTTCTGCACATTGTTCTTCTTTGATTCTCCAAAGCCTCCAGAGAAATAAATTCAAAAGCAATTACTTTTCTAGTAGCATTTACAGGTGGGCTTGCAATTAAAGTTTTTATATAGAATAATGAATCTATAATTTCGGCTGGTTTTTCCATAGATGGAGTTCTTATTTTAAGTTTTAATAATTCTTGACCGATTAGTGGCAATAAGTTTTGTACGTTATGGTCATCCAGAAAACTTATATCTCCCGACAAAAATGGATTTTCAATGTCTTCAAATATATTAACAGTAACAACCTTATTGGTAAGATTTATGGATGAACCATCAACAGTAATAATTTCTGCCAAATCTATTTCAAATTCACCAGCGGTAGTTATAGACCCTGACATTAAATTACACTTTCATTTAACAAACTTGTAAATTCTTCAACAAACTTTTCTACATAGCCAGGATCAAGTAAACGGATACTTCTAAGTTTATCTTGGTTTAATTCTTCATACTCATAATTAGTGACAATAGAAGCAACTGGATAGTCTGCATTGGTATCACCAATATTAATAGTTTTTGTGGTATCACCAGAAGTTGCATTGATCTCATAATGATGAACTGCATTCACATCATCATACTTCTCATCAATAAAAGAAAGAAATTGTGGTGTTGTCATGGGCCACCCATGATATCTGTCTGTGATATCATTCATCATCAAAACTATCCAATGATAATCTACATCACCATACAGTTTGTGTGATATCATTTCTGGCGTTTCACCTTCTTTAATTTCATAAGTATCAAATAATGATGTATTTGATTTTACCTTAGCACGTATACCAACACGGCGCAAAATATTAGTGACAACCTTATGATCGGTGCCTCCTTTACCAGAATAATATATTTTGGGGAATGATGCAAAATACATGATTAGAATCCTTGTTCAATACGTTCTCTAGACATTTTTTCGATCTCTTCAAAATTTAATGTCAATGTGGTATGGGTGGGAGCAGGTCCAACTGCGTTTTTCATAGCAGGATTTTCTAGTGGTTCATAAAACCCTGCTTTTTCACTACCATATTGTACATCCATATTAGATAGATAACAAGTGGAAATTTTATTAAGCCAAGGATTTTCTTTAGCATGATACATATACTGAATATCAAAAGTTTCAGGTATATTTAAAATTCTACCCTGAACTCCAGTGGAGCTGCCGAATGCACTTAGACTTCCAAATGATGGCGTCATGTGTTTTTTAAACGTAAATATGATGTTAGCTACCATTTGACTCTCTTTTTCACTCTTCGGAATAAATGTAAATGTATAACTAAAACTTCTACGTCCAACACCAGTAAACATCAACTCCATTTTATCGGTCATTATTTTACCAGACAAAATTTGTGCTGAAGCAATTGTTCCCTGCAACCCAAAAATAGGTCCACCTAGATTCTCTATCTCTTTCAGCTTCTGAAGTGCAAAAGCTGTGGTCATGTCCCCTGCACCCTGTCCTATGTCTGAGACATTATTTTTTATGCCTTTAGCAACTCCCATAAAACCACCTGATTTATATTTACTTATGACTGCATCAACCCCCTGCCCAATCCCTTGTGCCGCTGCTCCTATTTCTGCTTCTGAATAATTCATTTTGTATGTAGATTTTATCGATGGTGGCATGTAAAGGGATATTGCCTTTTCAAGACGTACAGTAGCGGGTCTTTTAACTGCAAGTGCTCCTTTTGGTGCTGAATTTAAAGTTGACTGTGGGTTTTTTGGAGGGTCTCCTTGATAACCAGTTTCTTCCTCAGTAGCAACCTTAGCGTTGTGGGCAGCCACACCTTTATTATATTTTGTAATCTTAGCTGGATCAATTTTATTGATGAAGAACATTACATAATGTCCTTCCTGTATGTCACCTTCTACATTTAATGGATACTGGAGATTCATAGACTGTGGTAAGTTGGAAGATATTCCGAAAGCTGGTTTACTTCCACTTAAAGCTGAGCCTGGTAGATTGCCCAAAACTTTTTTTAGAGCGCCTGTTGCTTGTCTTGCTGCGGCACCTAGTGCTTGATTAACAATTGCGTTGCCTATACTCATGTCTAAATATCCTTACAATACAAAACTATTTAGGTATTCTTAAAATGGCATACAAAGGCAAATATACTCCCAAACACTCCAAAAAGTATAAAGGAGATCCAAATCGTGTTGTATATCGATCTTTATGGGAGAGAAAATTTATGGTATATTGTGATACCAGTGATGCTATATTAGAATGGGGTAGTGAAGAGATCATCATCCCTTATTTATCACCTGTAGACGGAAGAATCCATAGATATTTTCCAGATTTTTACATTAAAGTAAGAAAAAATGATGGTTCTACAGAGAAGTCCATTATAGAGATCAAACCGAAAGTACAGTGCAGTCCTCCCAAAGTCCCTTCCAGAAAAACCAAAAGGTTTTATAATGATGTTAAAACTTGGGCTGTTAATGAGGCAAAGTGGAAATATGCAACAGAATTTTGCAATATCAACAGTATGGATTTCAAGGTATTAACTGAGGATCATCTAGGCATTAAGTATAAATAATAGTATGGCTATAAGTAAATATATGCAAGCAGTTAAGGATGAGGCAAAAGGGCGCCCCAAATCAACTCAATGGTATAGGGATAAGATTAAAGAGTTTGGTACGCCTGGGTCTTTAGATTTAATTAGAGATGGTAAACGAGACAATAAACCATTCTATGGCAAACTTAATATGTTCATTTATGATCCTAAACATAAAAAGAAATTACCGTATTATGATACATTCCCTCTAGTACTTCCAATAGAACTATATCCTGATGGGTTTTTAGGTATCAACTTACACTACCTACCAATACCTTTGAGAATTAAACTATTAGATACTTTGGTAGATTATACTAATAATACCAAATTTGATGAGAGTACTCGTATTGTAGCAAATTATAGTCAACTGAAGAAAATTAGATTAATTAAACCTACTCTACACAGATATTTGGCTGGGCAGACCAAATCGCAGTTTCGTAGAATTGATGCTGATGAATTTACTATTGCAACACTACTACCAGTACAGAAATTTAAGAAAGAAGGTGCTGATAGAGTATGGAAAGATTCTAGGAGTATGCTATAATGTCAGTTTTACCAAGATTTTTAGAAGGGGCAGCTTATGGTACATTAAATGATATTATAGCTGGAATGCGTTCTAATGAAGGTTATGCGCGTCCAAATCATTATGAAGTTATGATTTATAAACCAACAATAAGATCTAATAATGCCGAATCTGAAAATGTGAATAGAGATGATATTGTTGGTGTTACTGGTATGGAAAAAATCTCTATGAGATGTGAATCTGTTACAATACCAGGCAGAACTCTTTCAACCGTAGACGATACGAACATACATGGACCAAGAAGGCAAGTCGTTGATGGTGTAATGTATGCTGATAGTGTCCAAATGACCTTTCAAAGTTCATCTGATGGGGCAGAAAGAGTTGCATTTGAGAAATGGCAACATAGAGCATTTAATCCAAAAACTTGGCAAGTGGGATATTATGATAATTACGTTGGTACAGTAGATATCTGGTTGTTAGATAATCAAATGAAAAGACGATACGGTTTACAATTAATGGAAGCCTTCCCGAAAATTCTAGGGGAGGCCTCTTTGAACGGCGGCGTTTCGGGAGATGTATTAAAATGGACTATAGACATGAATTTCAGATATTGGCAAACAGCTGATTTGACACAAACAAAATCTACACTAACAAACAGACTAACAAAAACATTAACTAATGTAGCAGAAAGAAATCTTTCAAGAGCCCTTCCTGCGGTATCGAGACTATTTTAAACATGAACTAAAAGGATGAAAAATTATGGCTTTACCAAAACTTAATACCCCAACACATGAGATGGAAATACCTTCTACTGGAGAAAAACTTAAATACCGTCCTTGGCTTATCAAGGAACAAAAAATTCTTATGATGGCTCAAGAATCAGCTGAAGATAAAGAAATAGAAACAGCATTTGCAAATATAGTAAGAGAATGTACATTTGGAAAAATTGATCCATATGATAATCCTCTATTTGATATAGAATATATTTTTTTACAGTTGCGGAGTAAATCTGTAGGGCAAAAGGTAAAACTAAATTTACTATGTTCAGATGATGAAAAGACTAGGGTTGAATACGAACTAGATTTAGGAGATGTTGCCGTACAAATGCCAGACAACCATACTAATATTATTAAAATTACAGATGATATTTCTATGATTATGCGATACCCTAAACTTAGTGACATGTCCAAATTCAATGGAGAAGGTCAAATTGAACAAAGCTTTGAAATGATCAAACGATGTGTGGTTGAAATACGTGACGGGGATGTCATTCATACTAAAATAGACATGTCTGACAGTGAATTGGAAGAATTTCTAGACAGTATGAGTCAAAGTAGTTTTGAGTTTATTACTAATTTCTTTGATACTATGCCTAAATTAATACATGAAGTTACTGTAATAAATCCTAAAACAAAAAAGAAAAATAATATTACTATTGCTGGACTACAAAGTTTTTTTTAATATCCCTTTCTCATGAATCATTAGAAAATTATTATCAAACAAACTTTGCATTAATGCAGCACCATAATTATAGTTTAGCAGAGTTAGAAAATATGTTGCCATGGGAAAGGGATATTTATTTAGGACTGTTATTAAATTATATAAAAGAACAAAAAGAAGCAGAAGAACAAGCAAGTCGGAGATAATAATTTAATGGACATTATAACACCAACTGGAGCAGCAATGGAAATTACTGAAATTATCATGCCCTATATCGGTATGGTGTTGATTGCTGTGTTTGGTTTCATGTTTAAAGACTTTGCTACTAAACTGAGCAAGGGTATCGCATTTAGTTTGAACAAGCAGTTTCAAGAGGGCGATCATGTCTTGCTGGATGGAGAACGTGCCTTAATCGTTAAGATAGGTATATCACAGACCGTATTTGGTGTTACTAAGGTAGGAGGTGAGTGGGATGGAGATTATGTATGGCGATATGTACCAAATGAACGTATAGATTTTCTTAAATTAGAAAAGATAATTTTTGATCGTACTCCTATAAATAACAATACGAGTATAAAAGACAACTCAAATAGAATTGAGGAGCTAGAAAATGGCAAATGATCCTGTCAATATTATTGAAGTAGATCGTAGTACTACTGAAGAATCTTCATGGTATAATCATATTAATTCTTCTGTAATAGATAAGTGGCGTATCTGGCCTCGAGCATTGATTACCCTTTATGGTATTATGTTCTGGCGTACAACAGAATGGTTCATGGCACTCCCAGATCCTACTGCTCCCCAAAGTGCATTTGTTAGTGTCATAGTAGGTGCTGGTGCTGCATGGTTTGGTCTATATGTTGGTTCCAATTCCAATAGTAAGAAGGGTGACAAGTAATGGCTGAAGAAGATATATCACAAGAGAAACGTGATAAAGCATTTCAAAAAACTTTAGACAAAATAGCAGATACAGTTAAAGCAACATCAGTTGGTGTATCAAAACATGCTATTGCTGTTCAGATTGTTGACAAGAAAGGCGCTGTAGGAGAAGACAGAACTGAAGAGAAGCGGGAACGAGTAAAAAGAGAACAAGATACTAACTCTTATCTTAAAGCTATAGCAGAATCTTCAACCAAGGAAATATCTGGTAATAATAATAAAGGTGGTGGTGGAATTGGTGGGATATTAGGTGGTCTGGGCGCTGGTGCTGGTATTGCTGGTGCGGGACTTGGCGCGTTGGCTGGTGGTATGTCAGCAATCACGCTGGCCAGCGTCCCCTTTACTGGGGCATTATTGGTAATTTCAGCTGGATTATTGGCATTCGGAGTAGCGGTTGGAGCGATGGCTTGGTTAATTGGTAAAGGTAGTTCAACTTTATCTAAAGGATTAACAGATATAGGTAAAAGTTTATTATTTTTGTCTGAAACTGGCAAAAAACTTGATATGGAAAGTTTGAAGTTAGCTGGTGTGGGTTTAAAAACATTTTTAGAAAATGTTGGTAATACAACAAAAGAAGGATGGTTTGGCGCAGCAATAACATTCCTCACAGGCGATCTAGAAAAAATTGCTAAAGGTATTAATCTCCTAAACAATATTACTGTAGATAAAAAGAAAATGGAAGACGCTGGATTGGGTCTGAATGCCTTTATGTCTGCTATGGGCGAAGGTTCTTTCTTTGGTAAACTAATGGGAACAATTTCCACCGCAATTGCTCCAGATATGGAAAAACTAGCGCATGGGTTTGGTAAATTATCAGATCTTTCAAAAACCTTCGATTTACAAAAATTTCTAGACATGTCTAAAGGTATGGCAGCAATTTCTGACCCGATAAAACAATTTAGTAAGTCAGGAATTGTGGCAAACTTTGTTGGTTCTAAAGCATTATCTGATATTTCAGATGGTGTTACCGCACTCAACAAAACTGAAGTAAATCGACTTATAGAAGTTTCTACTGCAATGGGGAACTTAGATAAAAATATGTTTGAAGTTGTCAAAACTGGTTTTGTTGCTAACTTTGTAGGTAAAGGTGCATTAGAAGACATAAGTGATGGAGTTACTTACGTAAATAAAACTGAAGTTGATAGACTAGGAACTGTAGCGACAGGATTAACATCTATACTAGACCCTTTAAAATCTATAACCTTAATTGGTTTTGGTGCCAACTTTGTAGGGAAAGGTGCAATAACAGATATATCAGATGGCGTTAGTACCTTAGTAAATGCCTTGGGTACAAAAGATATGGTAAGTAAAACAATACTTGCATCAAAGGCTTTAGATACAATGAAAGCATCACTTGGAAACTTCACTACTGGTACTTTATTTAATTCACTTAAAGGTGTAGGAACCTCAATTTTAGCATTCATTTCTGGTACAAAAAGTCCAGTTGGGCAAATGCAAATTGTAGCAGAAAATGCGGCCGCTTTGCAGAGCGGCGCAGAGGCTATTGGTTCAATATCAGAGAATCTAGACAAAATAGGTAACTTAAAATTTAAAGGTGGTGATTTGGGTATTGCTAAATTCGCCGAAGACTTGTTAAAATCTATTCCAGATATTGAGGTTGCAATCAAAGGTGGTAAAGTTAGTACTGGAATTTTTAGTGGAACAGTAATTGAAGGTTTGGGTAGTACAAATATTCCTTGGAATCAAGCTGGGATAAATCTTAGTTTGATCAATAAAGCTTTGAATATGAAAACTAATAATACAACACCATCCATAAAATCTACAGATAAACTTAAACTAGCAGATTCAGGTATGGAAGGAACAGACCGAGCCGAACGATTTGCATTACAAGATAGTATTGTAAAGTTAACTGCAGCAATTGCCAATATGGGTAGTGGTAGTGGTGGTGCGAATATTATTAATGCACCTATGAATATCAAATCAGGTGGAGGCAATATATTCACTCCACCGGCAGGCAACCGCCAGATTCAAACAGTAGGATAATAAAAAAACCCCCCGATTTTTATCGGGGGGGTATAGTTGGATATTGTATTCTTATAGACTCTTAGTTAAAACGAACCCAATCAGTCTTTATTTGTCCATCATTATGATATTCTCTACCATCCCTAAAGAATGACTTATACCTAGAATACCCATCAAATCGATTATATTCACCATCAACAAAAGG